GCGTCGATCCTGGTGTGGGAAAACTTGGGTGATGGTAGTGGCTTGTTGGAGGGTGGAGGCTGGTACAGGGCGGCCAGTTTGACGATCTGTTCCCTGCCCACCATCGTGTCGAACGCCTCATCGGTGAACGCCTCCAGACACAGGTTGCTCTGAGAGCCCCGTACAGCCTCCTGACGGCCCTCTGGGCGTGACAGCGCGTATGGGAGGCGTATTCCGTTGCCGAAGCCCTTAGCGGGCATCGTTACCTGTTTAGGATAAATTTCTTTAGTAGGACTTCCGACTATCTGACAGGCAGCGAACATGGCGTTGCGGCCCATCTGGGCAGGAATGTCCTCTTCGAGGAACACCCACAGGTGGAAGCCCTTCGACCGGCTGGTCTCCACCCATGAGGTGATACCGATCTCGGCCAGGAGTTCCCGCACGTTGACAGCGTGAACGAACGACACGTCGCCTTCGTCCCAGTCGACGGCCAGCCAGCCGACGTTGCACCTCGGCGAACCCGCCACCTCCATGAGGGGGTACACCCCGAGCCGGTACGGACCCCACAGGTGGTCATGGGCCGCTTCGGAGAAGACGGTGCCGTTGGCCGGCACCGGTTCGCCGTCGTCGCCACGCCACGGTCGGAAGTCCCCGTCGGTTGTCTCTTTCGCCAGGGCGTTGCCTCGGAACAAGCGACAAAACTTGTCAACCAAAGCAACACGATCAGTCACCGCATGTGCCTGTCATCAGGAGGAATGTCATCATCACGGTACGAACGGATCTGACCCGTGTGCGGACACAAAAAATATTCGAAGTCGCCCAGCTTGTTCGGAGGCCGCTTGTTCTTCGTCAACCGAATGTTGACCGACACCGAGTGGTAGCACTTCTCCACATAGGTGAGCGCAGGATCATCCCGTCGGCGGTACACGCCGAGAACAGCCAAAGCCTCCTGCTCGCCGCCGTACTTGCCAGCCGTGATCATCGCCGGCTTGTGCCGGTCACCAGACCCACGCCCCGCCTGGTGTACCACGGCCAGCGGAATGCTGGCCTCCTTACACCACCTCTTCAACCCCTGCGCCTTACCGACCACACCCGTATGGTCCGACTCCCCTGGCTGCAACTCCAGGTAGTCGACCATGGCAAAGTCGGGGTGCCGACCCCAATAGTCCTGCGCCTCCTTCAACGCATCAGACATCTGCGTGAACGTCAACGCACCGTCATTGATCAGCACCCTGTCGAACAACGAATGGGACGCCGAACGAACCTCGTCCAACGTGGCCTGATCCCCATCCTTGATCTGCTGCTCCAACTCCTCACCGTTACGGGTGTACGCAATGCAGTGGAGCTTCTGGGCGACGAGTTCCCGAGGCTCATCAGGGGAGAACATCAGGATGTGGGCGTCGCTGTTCAACAGGGCGTTGACTATCGACTGGTAAAGCACCTGAGATTTGCCGTTGTGCGAATGGCCCACGACGAGGAGCATCTCGCCGCGGGCCAGACCCCGCATGCACAGGTCAACCTCGGGGTAGCCGAGCAGGAACCTGCCCTCGTCGTTGCGAACATAGTCGACGAACGAATCGAACGCCGTCGAGGTCGGTTCGATGAACTTGTAGTTGGTGGTGTCAGCGTCGTCGCTGGCCGCTCCCGCTAGCCGTTCAACTATCTGCTCGGGGGTGAGGGGGGAGGGCAGCTCGGACATTACGCACTACAGCGTGCGTGCATGTCCTCCACGTTGAAGGCGTGGATGGAACCGTCGCCCGCCTGGATGTTGGTCGGAGCGTCCGACAGCCACAGGCTGATCCGCTTAGAGCCAAGACCGTACTTCAGTGCGCCGACATCGGAGATGACAAAGTCCGACGCAGTCGGCTCGTAGCCTCCGTCGTGCTTGGCCGGCAGCCCAGCAGCGATGTTCGCTGCGCCCTTCGCCTTCTTGAACTTGTTGTCGAACACGACAAGCTTGCCGTCTTCGGTCTTCTGACCGGCACACAGGAAAGCCACCGTCCACGCAGCCTGCTTGCCGTCGGTGACGAACCCGTTGGAGTCGAGTTCCATCTGCTTGCGGGCACGCCCCGCCGGCGGCGCCGCCGCAGGAGCAGGGGCCGGCGGCGCTGCCGGTGGGGGTGCATCGCCACCAGGAGCGACAGCAATCTCAGCACCTGGGAATATGGTCTGCACCTGGGCGACAGGGTTCGGTGCAGGGGACATCACGGGTGGTGCCGCAGCAGCCGGCATGACAGCCGGCTCGGCGAACTGGCCGACCCTGTCAATGATGGCGTTGAAGACCATCTCTTCGCAGGCGAGGTACTCGGTCATCCCGTCCCTGCCCTTGCCTGAACACATATTGCCCGCCGCCTTGGCGGCCACCTGAGCGATGATGGACTTGTCTTTTGCAGTTAGCATTTTCTTCTCCCCTTTCGGGATTGTCGATCACCAGTTCGCCGGCTTGGAACCGACACCCAGGTGCTTGCCGCGACAGGCAGCCCAGTTGGGACACCAATCGTCGGAACATTTCCAGCCATCGTAGCGCAAAGGCCACGACGGAAGCTTCGCTTCGATCAGATCAGCAATCGAGTTGCACATCGGAACCAGCGCAGCCCAGTCCTGAGAGGTACGGGTCACGTCGATGACCTCAACCTCGCCGTTGGTCAGGTAGCAGAATCGGAACGGTTGCGGCGACTCCAGGTCGCCACGCTCATGGGCCCGAGCCAGCGTGTAGATCATGGACTGCAAGTCGTTGCGTCGAACCAGCCAATCCGCGTCATGCTCGCCCGTCTTCCAATCCCATGTCAGATTATCTTCGTCGAGGTCACGGGTGCCGTACAGGGAGATGCGACGGCCCTCGTCCTCGTAGAGGACAAACTCGAACGACTTCTCGACACCCACAGGGTTCAGGTAGGGGAACACCTCAGCGCACCACGTCCTGACCATGGTCTCGGCCAGCTCGACGGTCGCCTCGGCAGTCGTCGCACCCTTGTTCCACTTCTCGATGGTGCCGCCGAGGCTGTCCCACGACCAGTGGAACGCCTCGAGGATGTCGTCGACGGTCATCTCATGGCCGGCCATGCGGGCCGTCAGCGCCGTTTCGATGGCGGCATGCACGGCGGTGCCTCGCACCATCTTGCTGCCAGCCACATCGGTGGCGGTCTTGTTGCGGATGGTGCGGGCCTGCTCGGGGCACGCCAGGAACGTGTTCAGCCACGACTGGCGGAAGCGATGTTCGATCATGCCCACACCTTAGGGGAGGGGTGTGACAGTCGGCGGGGATCCGTATCAGATATCAGAAGATGGCGCTGGGGCGCCATCATCAGATAATAGATATCAGATGGAACCGTTGTCGCGCAACCTCTTCTCCCTGGCGCGCAGAATCTTAGCCACCCTCGACCGGCTCACGCCGGCCCATCGACCCACCTCAGCTTGACTGTGGGTACCACCGTTGACCAGCCCTGCGATGTCGTCCTCGCGGGCGTCGGACAGCTCCGACCGCAACGACTGTAGGTCGCGTTCCAACATGGTCCGCATTCTCATGCGGTCCCGAGGCTTGAGCCTCACCAGGGTTTGTTGCAGCTCGTCAAAAGCGGGTAGGAACAGGTGGCTGTCACTCGCCATCTCGATGTTCCTTCTGCTCCCGCACATCATGGGCCCGCCGGTAAGCAGCGGCACGATCCATGTCCCACCCGACCTGGGTGTCGCCATCCCACACGATCCAACCCACGCATCGCAGGCCGGCACCCATCTCCACAACCTGTTCCTTCACGGTCACGGCCACGGTCAGCCTGCACCTTCCGCTGCGAGGATCGATTCCTTCGTCGTCCACCGTTTACTGTCGTCGATGAGAGCCTTGAGGTCTGCTTTGGAATCCAGCATCGACGGTGTGATCTTCGCCCCGTCAGTCGGGAGCGTGTCGGATGCTTCGATCCATCCGAAGTCCTCATCCCACTCGTAGGGCTTGCCGTCGTCGGGCTTGCCGTCGTCGGGCTTGCCGTCCCGATAGGTGGGAAACGGCGACGGTCGCAACTCACCCGCACACATCTCCCCGATGTAGTAGCGGCGTAGCCGCACATCCCCCACCACCCTCGTCAGATAGCTCGCCGGTTCACTACTGTTCGTCACCGTGAGCGTCAGGCCACCATCAGTGGAGTACAGGGCCACCGTCCACTCATCCAGATGCACGCGGTACGGTTCCATCAGGACTCGTCGTCGGCAGGGCCGTGCGCCAGGTCGGATACCGACACGAACACCCGCTCGCACTGTTCAGCCAGCGATGCCAACGTCCGACTGATCTCGAAAATAGTGTCAGTCAGCCGCACCAGCGGTGGCGCATCCTCAGGTGCAAGCATTCGCAGCTTCAGACGATCTGAATCAGTGTTCATAGCCTCCCCTTTCATAGAGTTCCCCCGCCCGCCTGAAAGGGTAGTAAAAGGCGGACGAGGGAACAGTCGGATCATAACGTGTTCGGCCCTACCATAGGGCCACGCTGTCCCACCGACAACACATTACGACTTGGTGATCCTCCGCAGGTTCTCAATCATCGCAGGCCACGACCGCCAATACCCGTCGAGATCCTCCCACCGTTGGGTGAGATGTCGCCGGTATATCACGCTGTCCCGTACAGCCCAGCCGATGACACCGCCGAACACGATGGCTAGCAGCCCTGCAATAACGATCATTCGTCTTCCTCCTTGAAGGTCAGATCCCAACACAGGGCACACAGGTAGAACGGCATCGGTCGGGAAGTGTCCGCACCGATCAGGATGTCCCGCTGCTGGGGCGACAGGTTCCTGAACACCCACGCGATGTTGGCGCCGGCCTTCCACTCGGTGTACTTCGGTCGCGGCACGCTCACCGTGTCTTCTGTCGAGCAGCG